ATGAGCGCCTTCGGGTTCTCGTCGTCTTTCCATTTCAGGACGATCCTTTCCTCTACGAGCTTGTCGCGGACCGTGAAAGGGACCCTCCTTTCCGTGAAGGACTGGCGAAGGATTCCTTCGTCGATGGACATCTTCCCGTTTTGGAGGGCGTCGATGAGCATACCGGCGCACTCCGATTTCCTGGTGTTGTACGAGGCCTTGTCCTTCGCCGGCGCCTTGTTGTCGAAACCGAAGCAACCTACCATCTCTTCCGACTGCTTGAGCCAGTTTCCGATGCCGTTCACGTCGAACGCGAAGTTTTCCTTCGGGACTCCGTTCTTTTTCAGGAAATCCAGGATGATCGGGATGACGTCCTCCGAGGTGACGTACTTCTTGGCGAAGAGGTCTATTATGTGCATCCCGTCCATCGCCCAGAGTACGAGCCAGTCGTCCCGGAGCGCTATGTCACCACCGGCCACCCGGACGCCGTTCACTTGCGGGGTGTTCTCGAAGAAGCGGTTCATATCGTTCATCGTGATGAGCGCCCCGGTATCGTCCACATCCCTCCAGACGCCACGGATATCGTTGATGACGGACTTCGAGCCTCCGGAAGAGATACGGTTCATGTACTTTGTATCCGTCACCTGGAGGATCTTGTTCTCCGCATAGTCTCCATCTATGAACGTCACGGAGGTAATGTAGTCCGAATAATCCCTTTCAGGGTTTTCGGTCAGCTGCGATATCTTCCGTTTCGCGTTGGGGTTTTCGTAGACCTCTTCCGGCGTGTCCCCCCAGGCTATCTCCATCACATCCTCACCGTATCGGCAGAAGTAGCGTATCTTCCCAGACCTTTCCGGTATCGCCTCGTCGGTCTCCGGGTCTATCCACCAGTCCAGGAACCAGCGTAGCTTGTTAGAGCGTCCCACCGGGTTGCAAGTACAGATGAACCTGGTTGGGAGTCCGGTAGTGCTTCGGTTGGACCCGATAAGGTCGAACACGACGCTCATGGAGTCTTTCGTGAACTCCGCAAGTTCCTCGATGACGATATACGGCATCTCGGCTCCACGGAAACGGTCCTTGACTTTCGTAAGGTCGGCCAGGTGTTCCATCTTCATCGTTGCCCCTGTTCCGTTGAAGAACTTCGCCTCGAAGGCAGTATCTGCGAAGTTGGCGAAGCCACGGAAGACCTGTTTGCCGCTCCTCCAGATACCGCGTCGTACATCGTTCTCGAAACGGCGGAAGCCATACATGTTTATGTCCGGATTCTCCGCGTATTCAAGGGCGCCGAATAGTGATACGAAAGTTTTTCCGGCGCCGCGACGTCCTCCACAGATGATGATGTCCGCTTCGCTTGTAAGCACCTTCTCCTGGAATCCGGCTTGTGGTACGAGGTTATAGACCCGTTTCCCGCTTCGTTTCAGCTCCAGGTTCTCCTTCCTTATCTCTTCCACATAGTCGTAGGTATACACCTCCATTCCCTGCTCAAGGAACACGGGATCGAGGTGCTGGCGCTCATTTATGGACGCTGCGGCATTCATTTGTCGCAAAGATGCGGATATTTCATCAATAATTGTCAATAATTTTTGACATATATTGATACGAAAGCGATATATTTGTCCGCGTATGGAGGCAAAGACCGAGAAAACGGGCGTCCAGATAACCTGTCCCGTTTGCAGAAAGACCTTTCCTGTGCGTGTCCAGCGCCTTGAAGGGCGGCTGTCCCTGTCCGTCAGATGCCCCCATTGCAAGAGGATCAGCGAGATCACCTTGCAGGACATACGATAGCGCCTTTTGAGCGCGCATAGAGGTCGCGAGAGTTGCCAGACAACCAGCCAGGCCCGGAGTAGAAATCCCTTGTGGGTTTCCGCTTCGGGCTTTTGTATAACCTAACAGTTCATTGAAAACATGTTCAAAGAAAAAATCGCAAGTGCGCTCAAGACGAAGTATCAGCGCTTTGGATTGAGCAATGAGGCTATTGACCGGATTGCCTCGGCGAGAGAAAAGACGGTTACAAGCGAGGATGAGGTCGATGCGGCTGTCGCTGATGCCGCGACGATGGAGTCAATCGCACTCGAACTCCAGAAGATGCGGGACGCGGAGATCCAGAAACGGACCGACACTCAACGCGCCTTCGATGCTTACAAGGAGAAAAACCCGACGCAGAAGCCTGATGACGACACCGTGCCGGAGCCTCCGAAGCCCGTGGACATGCCTGAACCCGAATGGGCCAGGAAGCTCCGCGAGCGTTACGAGCGCGAAGACAAGGAAAAAGCCGACAAGATCATCTGCGACGCCATCACGGCGAGGCTGAAGATGGAAGGATGTTCCAACCCCGGTATCCTCAAGTCCACGATGAAGGGATTCACCCTCGGAAAGGACGAGACGGAGGATAACGCTGTTGCGAGGCTCAAGACCGAGTACAACGCCTACTACAAGGAGGTTTTCGGTGACGGGGCCGTTCCGGGACTTGGTGGCCAGGCATTCGCCGATGCGAAGACAGCGACGGCACACAAGAACGACTTCCTCCGTCAGCAGGGACTTCTCCCGCAGCAGGAAAAGTAATCCCTAATCCATTAACAACATGCCTAAATTCAGTTCATTCAACGCATTTGGCTCCGAGTCCTTTGAAAGCTCCCAGAGCCATATCCCGGTGTGGCTTGGTGTTGTTGGTCCTGTTCCCGTTGGTGGCACCCTGAAGAAGGATTACGCCCGCAAGGGTTTCCTCCTTCCTGCCGGCTCCCCGGTCAACCTGACCGACAAGATCATCACTCCGTTCGTGGGCTTTGAAGTCGTGAGCTATAGCGCCGCCGGCGCCTCCGACACCTATGACACCATCGTTGTCAAGCCCGCCGATTTCGGTGGCGTGAAAATCGCCCCTTCCGCCGAAGACATCCTCCAGAAGGTCGGTGCCACCTTCGCATCCACCGGAGCCGCCCGTGCCGTCTATTCCTCTACGGAAGTTACCGAAGGCACGAACGCCGGATGCTACACCGTCCTCATCGCCAAGAGCGCGAACCTTGGTTCCCTCTCTGCTGGTGACGTCCTCACCCCGTCCGCAGGTACTGCTGGTGCTTCCGGCAAGTCCATCGCGGTCCAGCCCAACGGCTATCTCTACAATGACATCTACTTCGGCGCCCTCGACGGTGACAAGGATACCTACACCCTCGCCGCTTCCGGGGCTGTCGTCCGCTATCATCACGACGGTCTGCTCGTCGAACTGACCCCCTCCGCCGCCGTCAAGGAACAGATGGCCGCCGCCGTGCCGGGTGTCCTTCAGGTGCTTGTCTAACCCATTAACGAATAGGAGAAAACACTATGGATACCTACCAGATTCAGTTCTACGATCTTCTCTCCCGCGCCCTCGGCCCTGGTGAGAGCCTCCAGACCTTCCTGGACAACACCCTCGCGCTCAAGTACAACGCCCTCCAGCTCGACGGCTTCACCTTTGAGCCGTTCATGCAGACCGACTTCACCTTTGAACAGGTGTTCGGCGAGATTGGCCTCAATGCCACCGCGCAGTACTATGACCTCGACTCTCCGGCCCTGCCTGACGGCACCCCCGGCATGAAGTCCTACACGGGCAAGATCCCGCGCATGAAGAAGGTCGAGTATTTCAACGAGGACAAGCTCCGCAAGATGAAGCTCATCGAGGACCGTCGTTCCGCCTCTCCCGCCCAGATCGCGGAGATCGCCTACCAGCAGCTGTTCATCACCGTTGACAACCTCATCGGCGGCCACACCAACGCCCTGACCTATCAGCGTCACCAGGCCGTGTCCAAGGGTAAGTTCGTCATCAACGCGACCAACAACCCGAAGGGTATCAAGAACGTCGTCATCGACTACCATATCCCTGCCGACAACAAGACCACCCTCCAGGACAACGACCGTTGGTGGACTTCCAGCACCCACACCGATGCGAACAAGGGTTCCTCTTCCGACCCGATCAACGACCTCAAGGCCGTCGTCCAGGCCGCCCGCAACAAGGGCGTCCGTGGTCACTTCGAGGTTGAGATCAACTACCTGAAGGAGTGCCTTGCTCACCCGAACGTGCTGTCCGTCATCGGCACCTCGATGCTCCCGGCCAGCGATTCCACCGCACAGGTGGCCTACGCCCGCATCCAGCCCTACGACGTGCTGAAGGCTCGCCTGGAGGCCCTCATCGACGCCCCCATCAAGGCTATTGACTCCCTCGTTCCCATCGAGAGCATCGACAAGGCGGAGAAGGCTTTCACCCGCGCCAATGTCAATGCGTTCGAGAAGGATGTCTGGGTCTATGTCCCGGACGGCAACATCGGTGTCGTGAAGACCGTCGAGCCTATCGCCATCGAAGGCGGCCAGTATGGCTCCTTCTACGGCGGCAAGCTCCTCCTCACCGTTGGCGTTGACTATGTGAAGAAGTGCCAGTCCTACAACACGGAAATGACCTCCCTGGTCGTTCCTTCCGTGCCGCAGTACATGTGGTATCTCTTCCCGAACGCCTAAAGTTCATTGACAACGTGAAAAACCGACGGAAGAGATGGCAAGCATAGCTGACAACATGACCATATCCGGGTGGCTCACCGCGAAGACCGACCTTATCCTCGACCTCTCGCAGGAGTTCATCTGGGCCACCCTCCTTCACCGGGGAGTGGATGACGATGAAACGCTGGTTTCGGAGATTGACGAGCGCACCCGCGACCTCATCCTCGCCGACGCCTACTTCAATGCCGCCATTTCTTCCGTAAAGTCGGGTACGCAGGGAGAGGCCGACGGCGGCTGGACTCACTATGTGGCGATAAAGAACGTCGTGAACCGTGATGCGTTACTGCAAATGGCGAAAGACCTTTACGCGAAGTGGGACGAGCCGTTCGTAGACCCCAATCCCAAGATCCGTATGAAAAACCTCTACTGATGTACAATCCCCGCTGGCCCCATACCTTCCGCGTGGTCGAGGAAACCCTCGACGCGAACGGACTCCCGGTTACGGACGAGAACGGCAGGCCCGTCACCCGCACGAAGACGGTAGAACGCATCGTGTACGACGGGAACTACAACCCCCGCCGGAACTCGGACGGTTCGTTCCAGACGCAGGAGGTGGACGAGATGCCCTGGGGATACCGCACATCGACCGGAGGCTTGAAGACGGCCGGCGAGGTCATCGTGGCGGACTACAAGGTTTCCACCCCGATGATGCTCACGGAGCTTCCTACGGGTACTGTTCTGGAGATGACCGACTACACCCATACGTTCCGGGTGAAGATACTCAAGATGACTACCTACAACTGGGGTACGAACCTTTGGGTTGACAACATCAAGAACTGATGGGTTACGAGGCACAGAACAACGCGACCATCGAAAGGGCCTTCACCCGCTTCCGCCAACTGGAGTACGAACGGGTCAGGACGGGCATGATAAGCGTCGCCCAAGCCGGTCTGCTGTTCCTTATGGATGCACACGAAATGTATAACATCCAGGGGGAACACCACCACTTGAACGAGGACAACACGCTCGCCTGGGCCGTAGCCTACAACGGGACGATAATCAATTCCGGAGACCTCCAGGGAGCCATGGGCCAGGGCGACGTCTTTGACGAAATCCCCGGCGAGGCGAAAGAGGAGGCGGAAACCGTCCTGAAGGGTACGAGGGGCTGGGTCGGTATCATCTATTCGTCCATGATGGGATGGTATCGCTGGGACTGGGAAGAGGCTTACCTCAACTATTCGAGGGAGATGGTATCCGCAGACTTTGACCGCATTTTCAGGAGTGTTAAGACATGAGTATCAACAACTTCGACATAACCGACGTGGAGAAGCTCGTCGCCGATGCCGTGAGGACGCTGGGCGTATCGAAGAACGTCTGGAACAACCGCCCCAAGGCTACTGACGACTCCATCGACGATTTCGTGGTCGTGAAGGTCACGGGGGGCATCACGGACAAGGCCGCTTTCGGCCAGACCCGCCTTGCCGTCCACCTCTTCGCCCGCGACATCATGGAGATGAAGAACTCCAAGCGCCTGTCGGTGATGCAGAAGGCCCTGGAAGGACTCCCGCTGTGGATTGAACCCACGGGCGAGAACCACCCTCACGGGCTTCTCATGGACGGACACCCCCGTATCGTAGGAGACACGCCCGACGACTTCGGTTTTCACGCAAGAATCATCACTTTCCGTTTATACATTAAAGCAGTATAAGACCTATGGCAACTCTCACCCATGCTATGCTCGACGACCTCCACATCGGAAACGCCTGCCTGTCGCTCCTGGACTATCAGTCCGGTGGCGTGGACATCACTTCCGGTCTGGACTTCTCGGCCGCCGACCAGATCTACACCCTTGAGGACACCTTCAACCTCTCCTGCGACGACCCGTCTTCCACGGACATCCGCATCGACCAGCACCGTGAGGTTATCGACGTGGCCATCGACAAGAGCGGTAACTGGACGATGACGGGCAACATCCCGACCCAGGCCGTCGCCGTGTTCAACAAGTTCTACAACTCCGGTGCGGAAATCGCCGCCGGCACCGCTTCCTCTCCGAAGGGCGTGACCGGACACGAAGGCACCTTCTACACCGGCAAGGGCTTCCTGGCCACCCCGGAGATCGTGGAGGTCACCATCCTCGCCGAGTCCGAGACCAAGAACACCGCCATTCTCTTCCCGCATGTGAAACTCATCGTTTCCAAGCCGAAGAAGGACGACAACTCCAACCCGCTGTACCTCACCTTCACGGGCTTCATCCTCCCGAACCCGTACAAGAAGAGCGACGACTACGTTGGCGACTTCGCGGTTCTCAAGGCCACGACCGCTCCGAGCGCTTAATCCCGTCAAAGGGAAACCTAAACCTAACCGTGGGGCGGGGTATGAAAGCCCTGCCCCATTTTTAGTTTAAAACAATATGAACCAACCAGAGTTAGCGACTCGTATCGCACTTTCGCAGATTGAAGCGAACAAGAGTGAATATATCACCATTCCTGGCTCGAAGAAACGCATTAAGATTGGATTCCTGCACGACTACACGGTGCAGAAAATCACGGAGTTGCTTTTAGAAAGGGAAGAGATGGAAGAGGCCGTGAGAAAAAGCGAACCTAACGCCGTTATGCGCTCCGTTGTAAAGCACCCATACTTTTCGATAAAGATGGCTGTGCTGGCCGTATTGAACGACCCGTTGAAAATCGCCCTCATTTACCCATTCAAATGGAGATGGTGGGCGTTCGTAAGAAAATTCAATGAGGCGCAGATAGCATCGGTGACGACGGCTATTCAAAAAAAAAATAACGGCGTACTGTACGATGTACTATCACACTATCTCATCTTGGACGGCTACGAGAACGGACTTGATGAACTTGACGAAGGGGGAAGCAGAGCGATCCCTTCGAGAACACACACGGGAAGAATAGCGGCGTTCGTAAAGGACTTCCCCTGCTACGGAGATTCAAGGTGGATTCCTTTCGTCGGCAGGATAACGAACTACACGGCGAGGTGCGTCCTGACAATTCCGCAGATGAACATAATGCAGTCAGACCTACCCCACACGCTGTATTCCCACGACAAGAAGAAAAAGAAGAAAGGGGCGAAAGCGAACGAGAACTTTGTTTACAACCCCAACGACAAGGCCATCAAGCTCCAGGAGGAGGCGAACAGGAGAAGGCAGGAGCGATTGGCGTCCCAGGGCGGAAGCCCGCAGTACACGATTGATGAACTTTTTAGAAAGTAAATGATATGGCTAATCCGATAGAGAGTCTTCACTTTGAAGTCATCCTGGACACCAAGAAATTTGACGAACGCGTAGAGGCGACGAAAGAGGCGGCGCGGGAGTTCAATAAGAACATGTCCAGCATCCTTAACATCCAGCAGAAGGCGTCTTCTACAAGTAAGGCGACATCGGAGGCGCAGAAACAAGTCACAGCCGAAGTGAAAAAGACGGCGGCCGTATCGAAGGACTGGGAGGCCGCCCAGAAACGCATAGCCGAAAACCTTGAAAAGGAGAAGAACCAGATTTCGCAAGTCACGGCGAATAGCCAGCTCCGTGAAAGAGCGGCGAAGAAGGTGGCGGAGAACGAGGAGAAAGTAGTCGCCGTCACAAAGGAGGCCACCAAACAGCAGAAGGAACACACGAAGGAGATGCAACGGGCGCAGACGAGCGCCACCAATCTCCGTTCCGTAATGTCCACGATCTCGCAGTTGACCGGCGTGTACTTCGGCGCGATGGGCATCCGCCGTTTCCTGTCCTCGATGATTGAAATAACCGGGCAGTTTGAGGTTCAGAGGATGGCCCTCCGAAATATGCTCCAGGACGTAGACGCGGCTGACAAGATCTTCCAAGACCTGTATAGATTCTCGTCCGACTCCACCTACCGATTCTCTGAACTCGCAAAATATGCGAAACAGCTTGCCGCGTTCAACATCGAGGCGAAGGATCTGCTCGAAACGACGAAAATGCTCGGAGACGTCGCGTCCGGCGTCGGCGTTTCGATGGACCGAATCATCCTTGCCTATGGACACGTTAAATCCTCCGGATTCCTCCGCGGCATCCAGCTACGTTCGTTCTCACAGAATGGTGTTCCTGTCCTTGATGAACTTGCGAAGATGTTTTCCGAACTGGAGCATCGGGCCGTGTCCCTCGGCGAGGTGTTCGACAAGATGACCAAGCGGGAAATCCCGTTCGAGATGGTGGAGCAAGCCTTCCGCAACATGACGAGCGAGGGCGGTAAGTTCTATAAGATGCAGGAGGTGTTGGCGAAGACCCTGGCCGGTCAAATCAACATCCTCAAAGGTCGCTGGGAGAATATGCTGGCCGCCATCGGCGAATCGCAGGACAGCGCCTTGAAGGGTGCGGTTGCAAAGCTCAACGACCTCGTTCTCAACTATGAAAAACTTGGCGGCATCCTCAAGGAGGCGATTCTTGTTTGGGGGGCATACAGGGCGGCTGTTGTCCTGACAACACTTGCAACCCAAGGACTTTCCGCCGCAACGAGCGTCGGCCTCCTGGGGGCGATGAAGAATCTCCTCAAGTGGATTGCCGCGAATCCGTGGGCGCTTCTCGCGGCCGGCGTGACCCTCCTTACCGTAGAGATTGTCAAGGCAACGCAGGCGCTTGATGACGAGCAGAAGATACTGAAAGCCCTCTCCGACGTCTCGGACAAGTATAATAAATCACTTGAGGCTGAAATTGGTGAGCTTGATGCCCTGTTTGCCGCCGTTAAGAATGCGACCTATGGAACGAAGGAGTATGACGCGGCCAAACGTGCTTTGGAAAGCCGTTTCGACCCGTACATCCAGAAACTCCGCGAGGAAGGCGTCGCCGTGGACAACCTCACGGATCTATACGACGGACTTGTCCAGAAGATTACGGAGGCCAACAAGCAGAGATTCCTTGAGAACGCGCAGAAAGACCTTCTTGATACCTACAACACCGTGACTGATGGTATCGAGGAGGACTTCAAGAAACTCGTCCAGGAACATGGGCATTTAACTGCGGACCAGATCGGGTCGTTACGCCACTATATGTATACGGGCGTAAAGAATAGCATCTACGAAACCATACCGGGCCTTGGCGAGGGTGTGAGGCGAAGCATGGCCCTGGCCGGAGGTGGATCTATCTCCTGGAAGGATGACAAGTCCGTCCAAACCAGGCTCGACAGGTTGATGGAGCGAGCAACAGGAGCGGCCAGCGTTTATGCACAGGGTCTTTCTGATGCTGAAAAAATGTTCGCAACGGCGGTCGATTCAATCTCCGGCCAGGCAGACGACGATCTCGGACAGATGGAGTACAAGATTTCTTCCATCGTTGACGGCATCAAAAACCTCGACAAGGAGATCGAGAAAATCCGCAAGAAAGCTCGCTCTGGCTCTATCACCCAATCGGAGAAAGACAGGCTTGACGAACTCATCAAAGACCGTGACGCCCAGGCGAAGGAGTATGAGGATATCATGGGCGTGAAATACGACAAGGACCAGCGGGGCGTAGCAAAGGGCGAAAGCGCTGCCGAAAAAGCCGTCCGTGAGAGTATCGCAAAAACGAAGGCCGACATATCACTACTTGAAAAGTTCAAGTCCGCTTACGACAAGCTGGAGCCAGTATTCGGAGAGGATGCGGCTCGCGCCTGGGTTTTCAATAAGATGGGGTACGATATATCCAATCTTGATACAGAGCTTGAGGCACTAATCGCGCACCTTCGTACGTTGGGCGACGAGGGAAACGAGGCGGCAGACGCGATTGAAGCCCGTTTTGGTCTTGATGAAGCGTCAAAGGCGGTCAAGGAATACAACGCGGAACAGAAAGCTCTTGAAAAACGCCAAAAGGCTCTTGAGGCCTACAAGAAAGCCATGGATAAGTTCGACAAGGACTGGGGCGATGGTGAATCAAGAGGTGCCGCATACGACATTGAAAAAGCGGTTCGTGACTACCACAACGAGGAAAAGAAGATCGATAAGGAGTACCTTGAGGCTCAAATGGCGATTTTCGAGGCGCACCAGGACAACGTCGATGTCATCAAGGAGGAAACCGACAGACTTGAGAAACTCAACAAGGATAGGAAAAACGCCAACAAAAACAAACACGTTGAAACAGTCCGTAGTAGGGCAGAGAAAATCTTCAAGGAGCAACTGCAAGGTTTCGACCTCACAAACTGGAACGACAAGACTCTCTCCCAGATCAATGCCATCAGGGAGGCCATCCAGAAGGTGGAGATTCCGCCGGAAATCCTCGAAGACCTTGAAGGCGACACGGAGGCCGCGGAGGCTCTCGCCAAGGCGTTGTTCCAACTGAAAAAGGACACCATCGAAAATACCGTAGACCCCGAGCGATTCAAGAAGATAGCGAAAGAGGCGAAACGGATAGCCGGGTATCTTGGTGATGCGGCCAACAAGATGCGTGAGTTTGCGGAGGCGACCGGAAACACCAAACTCGGTGATGCGGCGGAAATCGTTGGTATGCTCGCGCAGAACATCCAGGCCGCAGCCGAAGGAGCGGAGGCGTGGGGTGGCTGGTGGGGAGCCATCATAGGAGGCCTTACCGATCTCTTCAATCAGGTAACATCTGGGTTCACCGATGCGATGAACGCGTCGAAACAATTAGCCAGCACCTTGCGGGAAATCCAGACGGAGGCTTGGATTCTTTCCAACACCTCTATGTTCTCCAACGATGGCATATTCGGCACGAATAGCGCCGCCAACCTCCGTGGGGCATCCAAGGCGATGGAGCAGCTCCGCGATGATATGAAGTCCATCGGAGACCCCAAGATCGAGAGGTCTGCGAGAACGATCTGGGAGAAAATCAGCGTCGGCTGGAGGAAGATATTCAACCCTAACCATGTTGGGTTGACAGAGGAGGGATACCAGGGGACTCTGGCTGAAACGATGAGGAAATATGGGCTGAATGTCTACGACCAATACGGAAACTTCGATGCGGCATCCATTCGCCAGGTCATCAAGTTGTTCGGTGATGAAGATGGTGCCCTTGAAAGACTCGCAAAGGATTCAGAGGCCTACGCTGAGGCGATGAAGACCGTCGAGAATACGATGGAGGATTTGTTCGGGGATATCGCATCTTCCCTTGCCGACCAGATCGTGGATACCTGGTGGGAGGCCGGAGAGGCGGCACTTGACTATGCGGACATCCTCGGTGACGTTGCGAAAGCCTATGCAAAGATGATTGTCCAGGATACCATCCTGGACAGCGTTTTCAACGATGAAAAGAAGGAGGCGCTGAAACAGGCTTTCGTGAGTGGCGATGCATCCAAGGCGATGGCGATTGTTGCCCAGGCTATGCAAGAAGCCGAGGATATGCTACCAGCCGTTGAATCTGCGCTCTCCGCATTTGAGCCGTACCGGAATATGAATACCGGGGATGAGGCGAATTCCGTTGGTAACGGCTTCAAGTCCATCACCGAAGATACCGCCAATCTCCTCGCCTCCTATATGAACGCCATCCGCGCGGATGTGTCCGTGATCCGTGGCGCTATTGAGGGCAGGATGGATGGTGAGGAATCACTCACTACCGGAATTCCCACCCTGAACGAACACCTTGCCCAGATAGCCGCCACGAATTTTGACATCGCCCAGAGCAACCAGGCTATCCTTTCCGAAATCCGTTCCGTCATCGGCGCTCCTGGCACCTCCGGGATGGTAGTCCGCGTGGAAGCGTATTAGTCAATTAGTGTCAATAAAAATTGACATTGTTTGACGGCAAATTGTTATAATTGCACGCGATGTTATATGTCCCGCAAATAAGAGGAGAATACCACCCGTTCTACGTTCAGTTGGACGGCTCCACCGCCGTAGATGTGAAGAGCATCTACTCCGTTATCGTAAAGACTCACGACTATCCTTCGTTCCGTAAGCCTAAAGATCCTTACAAGAACGATTGGAAGGATGAACACGGGGATGACGAGTACACCGGACAGATGTTCTATCAAGCATTCACTTTCAAGGCCGAATGCGTGATGTTCGCAAAGGGAGAAACGGAGGATGCGGCGATAGCCGACCTCAAGGAAGGGATCACGGACTTTATGGATGCCCTTTCCGGCGGTGAGTTTGAAACCTACGATGGCTGGACGGGATTCGGTTTCCAGCATGTCCGGCTTTCGGAGTTCCGTATGCCCGGCGAAGGGGATTATGACACGATGGACGGAATGTCACGGGTCATCTTCACGGTTGAGTTCAAGGTAAACGACCCGATGACCCTGATGAAACTGCAAGACAATTCGATAGTCACCGCTTGATATGTCGAAGTTCACCATATATTCCCCGGACGGAAAGGCGCTCTACACCGGAACGCCTACCTTCACCGGGCAGTATATGAAACCGGGAATGCTTGAGTTCAGGGAGGTTTCATCCCCTACCCTACTCGACCTCCAACAAGGATGCTACGTCGGCTACGATGACAACGGAACGGTAGTGCCGGAGTATTCCCGGACGGGGTTCACCTACAAGCTCTACACCGTCCCCCAGGTGAAGAAACAGGCGCGTCCCTATTCCTACGGGGCGGCTTTCGTGTACCAGAGTGTACAGTTCTTCGATGCGTCCAAGATGCTGGAGTATTGCCCGTTCCGTGATTTGGTGCAGGGTGATAACAGAATCCATTTCTCCACCCAGCCTTCCATCTCCACCTTTGAGGGTTGCGATGGGTTGGCAAGGCGTTTCGAGGCTTGCCTTTGTGAGCAGTACGGAGAGGAATCCTGGCAAGTCCGCATAGCGACCACCGCCGATGGTGTTACCCAGGATTTCTATGATCTGATGCGTGAGGCCCGCGAGTTCACGGTGTCCGGTGTCAATATCCTCGAATGCCTCGACAAGATTTATGAGATTTGGCCCGAAGTCGGTTGGGTTTACACCGTCGAGGAGTTGGACGAGATTCCCACGAACACCATCATCATCGGCGGTGCTGGACTCAATGCGAACATGGGTACATACGCATACGGGAAGGGTCGTGGCTTGAACTCCATCACCAGGACTGTTGCTAACGCCGACGAGATGGCGAACCGCATCTACGCCTACGGTGACAGCCGGAATATGCTCCCCCGCTACTACAACGGCCTCGACATCAAGGATGCCCGTTCCGTGGACATCCAGAACCTGATGATCCCGATCACCCATTGGGGGACGACCCTCGTAGATGGTGTTGCGAAGCCGGATGCATCCAAGGCGTATGTAGAGAACCAAGCATCCATTGATAGAATCGGCCTACGTCCCAAGACCATCTACTTTGACGGCTCCGGGGAATACGCGGCCATCTACCCGACTATCCGGGAAAAGACCATCGGGGATGTAAGGAGTGTTATGGCCTCCGGCGAGCAGTACCGACCTAACACCACGATCTATCCGAACAACAATGTCCGTATCGACCGCATCCTGTCCGTACAGACCACCTTCGACACGGGGCTTGCCGGTGATACCTCTGGAAAGACTTCGGTTGATTCGCAATACTCCGAACTCGGTACGACGATAAACACATCCCTTCCTTCTGGGACTACCTATTTGCCCGTGTACCAATACCAGGGCGAATATACCCCAGCGGAAAGTGGGACTCTTGATCTTTCCGTTGGCCTGAACATATCCGGGTCGGTTTCCTTGTCTGGAATCTCATCCGCGGTTGTGTCCGTGAGTATCAAGAGGCCGGAATACCAGGGGAACGCGATACTGTCGAAGCAAAGGGAACTTTATCCGACAACTGGGAGCAATACCGTCGAGTTCGGGAATATCTCTTTTTCCGAATCCCGCGTCCCGTTGGATTCATCCATCACCTACACGGTGTTCGTGACCATCGCCGTGAATGCGGAGCAGGCATCGGATACGGACAGGGTGGTTTCTGGTTCGGTATCCGGCGGATTTTCGGTTGCCCTTGCAAATTACCGCTCCAAGACCTTCACCATCACGCTCCGGCAGCTCGGTTTCGACATAGCGGCGCAAGCTAATCTTGGGGACGGAAAGACGATTGCGATGCGGACCGGAAAGTGTGTCGGTCGTACCTTCACCATCAAGTCCACGCAATACGATGCCACGAATGATGCGTGGGTTCTGGAGTGTTGGAGAAGTGAAGATGAATCACTCTCCCAATGGTTCCCGAACGAGGACTACCCCGTTCGTGGTCTTGAGAACGCCGGAACTTCAAGCGAGTATCCCGGCGATGAGTTTGTGCTTCTTGACATCGCCATGCCGGAGATATACATCGAGATGGCAGAAGCGCAGCTCTACGATGCGGCGCAAGACCTTCTTGCAGATGCTTGTGTGGAGCGGTGGCAGTATGTCCCGGAGATCGACGCGAAGTTTATGGTTGAGAATAGCCTCACGATCCGTAGCGGTGAGTATATGGCTATCCTCGATATGGACTTTATTGAGCCAGCCGCCGGGACGGCATCGTATTTCGTAACGAGTGATGACAAGTATTTCCTGACAGTAAACGGTGAGCGAATCCGTTTGGATGATGGCAGCGGATCGGTGATGTCCGCCCTTGTGGATTCGGTTGTCATCAACGAGGGCGAGGCGGCCATCCCGACCTACAAGGTAACGCTCCGTGATCGGAAGAAAAAGACATGGACGGAATCTAAAAGTGCGGAAACTCCCTCGTCCAAGTCGGTCGGCACAACTACGGCTACGCAAGCCGAATCGTATTCGTCCGGTGGTGGCACGGGCTACTTCAAGTTGGATGATGATGGGAATGTCACCCTCAAAGACCAATACCAGAACTTGTGGGTTCCAGGCTTTTTGGCGGCTGGCGGCATCGGCTCTGGTAGTAGTGGTGGTTCAACCGTGGAACTGTCCAATGTCAAGAACACGGGTACTTCCCTTGCGACGATTACCGTAGATGGCACTCCATACACAATCAAGAACGCAATCGCTTGGGGTACACCCGACAACACCAACCACAAGGTATCGGTAACGGTGGATGGTGGAACGCCGATGACGCTCTGCCTCGATGGGTATTCTTCCGGCGGTGGCGGTGGCGGAAGCACGGTATCCGTTCAAAGCCTTTCTTCCGACACATCCACGGATAGCCGTATCGCAAAGATAACGATTGACGGAACGGATACTTACATCTACAACGATGTAAAATGGGGTACATACGATTCTACCCACAAAGTCATCGACATCAAAATCAACGGCACGACAAGGGCTGTTTGCCTTGACGGATATTCTTCTGGTGGCGGTGGTGGCGGTGGAACAGTCACCTCTGTTGCGATGACCGTACCCACGGGGTTATCCGTCTCCGGCTCACCAATCACCACATCTGGTACTTTGGCTATTTCGCTGGCGAGTGGTTATACAATCCCGACCACGGCAACGCTGAACAACTTTGTCACGCTCAACACTACGCAAAACAATATATCCGGCGAAAAGACCTTCATCACGAGGCCCGTGCATATCTCTGCAACAAGTGGCTTGGATGTGAGCGGAAGTTCGTACATCGACATCGGAGATGCGAGGCTTGAGTATGATGGCGATTCATACGCCCTTCGCATCACGAAAAAGACGGGGACATCCCGAACTATCGGCTTGTACGCTGACGGCTTCGTATCTGCCGGAGGCGTGGCCGCGTCCTCGTCCCGGAATATCGTTTTCACGGACGGGGACCAGACCATTTCCGGCTATAAAACATTCGATGATTGGCTTGGGGTTGATGGGACACTATATGTTAATGGTGACGCGACATTTAATGGAGGTGCCGACTTTGCGAGTGGACTTACCGCCAGGAAAGTAGCACTTACTTCATATAGCGGCACGACTTACGGCTCGGTGAAATCAACGAGTAGCCGCTTGTATATCCAGCCTTACACATCATCTACGAATAAGGACTTGGTATTGTGTCAAGGTGGCGGACAAGTGTTCGTCGGTGGATATAGTAGCGGTGTCAATTCCGGTTACTTGCTCTATATCAACGAAGGTTCCGGCCTCGCCTCGTCCTGGGATACCAACTCCGACCGGGTTCTCAAAGACAACATAACCGACATCTCGCACAAGGACGCGGTGGATACCGTTATGGCCCTCAAGCCGTCCGTGTGGGAATGGAATCGCGGTGTGTTGAAGGGTACGACTTGCGCCGGGTTTATCGCCCAGGATGTTGAGAGCATCGTCCCCTATATGGTGAAGGGGGCGGAGGATAACAAGAGCCTCAACTACCAGATGCTCCACGCATTCGAGGTTGGTGCAATCCAAGACCACGAAATGAGGTTGAGAAAACTTGAAGGAGGAAATTAGAATGGCTAACGACGGATACAGAATCTACATAGACGATTCGCCAAATCCCGACATTGGCGTTACCCTCCCTACCGACATCCGCGAGGTGCTGGGCCTGTCCTCGTATAGCGACATCGGCGGTCAAATCGCCAATGCGAATATCAACCCGTTCGCGTTATTTAAGCCAGCGCGTTCAAGCGTCAAGGGAATGATTGAGAGGGGAAGTTTCAACACTCTTGGTTTCGGCACTTCCTCCGGCTCCAACTCGCTACCTTACGCAACGACCGTGAACGGCCTTGTTTCCCTATATGCCGATGGCAATTCAAACAACATTTGGGGAACTGTCCGGGCGAATGGTTGGCGGTATCTCAAACCCCGTGGGCTTTCGCAAAACGAGTGGTTCCGATTCTTTGATTTCGTCAAGGTAATCTCCGAAAATAGCGTATTGCACCCGGTGGCCGGGGTTGGTTACGACCACCAGGCCGTCAATCCTTTCGGCTCGTTTGATTGCGTCACGAATGTAACAAAGAACGGAGGGGCATATACGGCAAGCAACACTCGCAGGATTCCGCAATCCGGTGTGCCGGAATATGACATCACGATTGAGGACATCAACGCGGTATTGAACTCCGCGTACAAGATGCTTTACTACGGTGTTATGCTCGTCCCGGTGTCCGGGCAATCGGGCGTAACGACTGCGTACTTGATTTTCAACAACAACGAAACCATAAACGACGACAATACCGGGGATGACTATATCCGTGGGAATGAGAGGCTTTATCTCAACTCCTTCCTCTTGTCGGACACGATGCCAGTAGGACTATACACGGCCTATCCGTTCCTTTCCGGCACTCCACTTAACACTACGACGAGAAGCCTTCTTTATCTTGACGGACAATGGGGTAACACCCTTCCGGCCCGTATCTATCCGCTTCCGGGAACCACGCCGTTGCAAGTGAATATCTACGACACCGATATAATCCTCAATGTGGTCGCCGTTGGCAGGGTCGATTCCTCCTATGGCGGGCAAATCTATATCACCATCAAGAACAATACTACTTCTACGGTGAATGTCCCTCGTTTGGAGATGCAGTTCCGCACCTCCGACACCGACTTCACCACCGCCCGCCGGACCGGAGAGGTGTTCTATGATGGACAGTATCGTTTTGATGACACATACCCGACGGGAAGGGCTGATAGCAAATACGCATCGGTATTAAGAAAGAGCGGCGGATATGATGTCGCCGGAAATGGCGGAGAGATAAAGATACCAGCCGGAGAAGGGCTGACGATGTTGGTTGATATTCCAAGCCCACAGACATCGTGGCTTATCGTTGGAGACCCGACCCGTACCCGTGTGTTTGGAAGCACAGAATTTAGAATGCCTGCAATACCTCAATCCGGGGGACAAACAATAGTAGAGCCATGACAATAGCAACCATTAACGCAATCGCCCAACTCTTATCCGGGGTGAAGATTAACAAGATTGAGGACAAGGAGGCGAAGGCCGCGCTCCTCAAAGACTACCTCGCCATCCGAAAGGTGGTGAAGGATGCCGATGACGCGAAGAACGAACTCATCCGCAAGTTCCAAGAGGATTGGGCGGAAGTCCTCCCCGCCGTGCAAGCCTTCCGCGACCGGAACGAGACGGTCGTTGGTTACGACGACTACCTGGAGGCCGAGAAAGACGCAAATAAGGCGATTCAAGACATTTACGCGGGCGATGTGGACATCGACCTATCCCCGGTGAAAATGGAGGCTATAATGGACTTTTCCGAGGACATAACACTTGAACAGATCGCATTCTTACAGGAGTGCGGGATAATTGAAGAATAACTATGGCAGACAACAACTATCATAGCTCACACTCTGGATCAACGATAGACACCCGCGTTACCCAGGTGGCTACCAACACCGCCGACATCGCGGCGTTGAAGTCCCGGATGAACTCTGCGGAGGCTGGTCTTGCGACCAAGGCCGATGCCACATCCGTAACCACCCTGTCGAGCCAGGTGAGCGGAGTCACGGCGAAGATTCCGTCCGAAGCCACCTCGTCGAACAAACTCGCGGATAAGGCTTATGTGTCGTCCGGGTTGTCTGGCAAGGTGGACAAGGTTGGCGGCATGGGGCTTTCCTCCAACGACTACACCACGACGGAGAAGAACAAGCTCGGTGCGCTCCCGACCAACTCCGAACTCTCATCCCAGCTTGCCGGGAAGCAAGCGAAACTTGTCAGCGGGCAGAACATCGCCACGGTCAACGGGCAGTCGCTCCTGAACGGAGGAGACATCGTTGCCGGAGACCCCAACGCGGTCAAGTATGTCGCCCAAACGCTCACCGCAAGCCAGAAGGAACAGGCACGGGAGAACATCGGCGCGGCATCGGCGGGTGACATCACGGGGCAATACTACGGGTTCTACACAAGTTCGTCGAGCCTCCCCACCGGGATGAGTATCGCCGGATATGCCTTCGTGGGTTCGTCCGAACCTTTCGCCGTGTGGAACTACAACGGCTCCACTTGGTCGGATTCGGGTGCTACGGTGAACGCCATACAAGGTGAACCGGGTGTCGGCTTCGCTTCGGTGTCCGCCCCTTCCACCCCGGACGGGACGATGCTCATTACCCTCACGAACGGGGACACTATCACCCTTGACCTTAACCATGACCACCCCGCTTACCCAAAGTATGTGTATTGCGCCACGCAAGCGGCCTACGATGCAATCACTACGAAGGAGAGCGATACCCTCTACTTAATCCTTGAATCGCAATCATAACGAAGAATATGGCACAGGATAACGCATTCAATACTTCCGATAGGAAATACCTACTTGAAATAAACGCAGTCGGGTTCTCGATGGACTTGGATGATTTTGATGTCGTCCTCAAACGCGGTTCAAAGTCGCTCATTCTCCACAAGTCGGACTTGGTGGTTGAGCCTTATACCGTAGTCGAGAACAACATCACGATTGAGAAGAACCACTACTATGTGTGCTTTGCTACGGACTACTTCGGGCCGGGTGATGTTACGGTGGTAGTAACGGCTTATGTCCCGGACACGGACTTCGATAGCGGTTTCCGTCGGGAGGTGGACAAGTTCAACCTTGTAAATGTCAAGGCGATATGAGTCTTTGCATGAACGCCACCCTTACGAGGGTTGGGGGAATGGATGCGTCAATGACGCGGATAGGCGGGATAGAGTGTTCCGCTACCCGTGTCGGCGATATGTCCGCCTCCATGACTCGCGTAGGTGGCATGGATGCAAGGATGACTCGCGTAGGTGGAATCTCTTGTGCGATGTACCAGGTGTGTACGACGAACATTCGCCGTCCGTACTTGGAAATCTCGCCTCAAATCGTCTGGGTGCTGGCTGGACATACGCAAAACGATGTGTATTCAAATACCAAGTGGAAGATAGATTAACAACCAATTAAAACGATAATACTATGGCTTATGCAAGTTGGGTAGAACCCTCAAAGACATCTGGCTCCGGTAACGATACCGTATCGTGGAGCGCATCGGCGAGAACCGGGCGTACCGCAAGGCAGACCACCGCAACTTTCTCCGCCTCCGGGGTGGAGTCAAAGACCCTTACCATTATTCAGGCTGGTAAGAGCGAGTTCGTGACGATTGACGCAACCGCTTCCGTTGCGAAGGCGGGCGGTAGCGTGACGATTTCTGGCACGACCAACTCGTCCAAACTGACATTCTCGCTTACCGGGACGGACAACATCGGCTTGACGCTCCCGTCCACCTATCTCGCCAACTCCGTTTCCACAAGCAACGGTGTGGCTATCACGGGAGACCCCGGCGCGGACGCGGAGTTCAATTTCTCCATCACCTTTACCAACATTGCGGAGAACACTTCAATTAGTTCCCTCACCTCGCAACTCACCGTCACCCCGAATAGCGGCACGGCGGCTACTTGCGACATCACACAAGCCGCTGGCGACGCTTACCTCACCATCAGCCCGACCACCATCAACCTTACGGCTGCTGGTACTGCGGTCTCCGTCTCCGTCACTTCCAACACCTCTTGGACTGTTAGTTAATGGCGACTACCACAATACCGTGGAGCGACGGAAGTGGAGACAATATCTACTTGACCTATCCGTCTGCATCGGGGGACCAAACCGTAGAGGTGTCCTCCGATGCCAACACGGGTAGTGCAAGGACAAAGGTCGTAACATTTACTTCCGGCGTTGGAAACATCACGCGGCAACTGACGGTAAGTCAGGAGCAGGGAGGACCGCAGGAATACACATTGACCAAAAATCCTTCATCATACGACTCGACAAACTACTCGTATTATAGCACACAAAACATATCCAATGGTTATGGCTCCAGTTCAAGCACCACCTATTCAACAGTTAACCTAAAAAGAGGTTCTGGTGCTGAAACTTATTTCTATTATAAGTTTGACACATCCGCAATCCCGGCTGATGCGACCATCGTATCAGTGGTGTGTTCGGCAAAATCATATATCGACAGTGTAAATACTTCAATCATTGCTACGATGGAGTTGCAGTTGTATAGTGGTACAGACACGCAGAAGGGGACTGGCATAACAATCACAAATCCTGCTTCTGTTGGTAGCACTTCCAGCGATTCGTGGACGAGGGAGGAGGCGGATGATATACGGATAAGGATATATGCAAAGAGGGGTTCAACTAATCCAAATAGCAACCACTATATCCGTTTCTATGGGGCGACATTGAAAGTGACTTATACCGTTTAACTATGATTAAGTTAGGAACAAATAGCATCGGTAAAATCTACCTCGGTAGCAACCCAATCGGGAAGGCTTACTTGGGTGGCAATCTTATATTCCAAAGCGGTGCAAGCCCTACACCACCTACACCAACAGTAACCGTTTCATATATCCGAGGCGGCGGTTCAAGTGGTTCGTACATAGACACGGGGATTACAGCCGATAGCGATACGAAGATTATCGTTTGGGCGAGGAACTTCAATCAAGTCGGGGGAAATTACAACTGGCTTTTCGGTTCAAGAACAACGCAAAACGATTCTATGTTTGAACTTCCTCTTGGTGCAAACGCAACGGCTGGTTCAATAAGTTTTCAATTCGGAGACGCTTCAAATTGGTATAATGACGCTTGGCAGTATTGCTCTGGCTATCACAAGTACGAGATGAGCAAGGACGGATTGTTCGTGGACGATACGCAGTTGAAACCGGCCTCATCCGCGACATTCTCAAATTCTGCGAACATTCATTTGTTCGGATATAATAGCGCGACGGCAGGTCATGGCGGCTCTACGCTTCCTGTTGATATTTGTGCTTGCAAGATTTACAAGAACAACGTCCTCGTCCGTGATTTTACTGCTGTAAACTCCCCATCGGTCGGTCTCTATGATTCCGTGAGCGATATGGTGTTCTCAAATGCTGGTGACGGGAGTTTTATATACGGAACATTTAATCCGGATGCGTATACCCCATTGGAGTACATTTCAACATCTGGCTCCTCATGCCTTATGACATCCATTATAGGCACATATTCGCTACCGATTGTCTCTGTCTTTTCTCCGACGGGAACCGCCGCTTCATGGTATGATATTATCGGCGGGCGTGACTCTACAAATAGATGCCAGATATTTATCGGAAACACATCTACCGCTAACTCGCGCTCATACGGTATTATTGGAACAGCAAGTGCTTCGGCTATGTATTCAGGTAGTTCTGGTTATTTTAGAAACAAAAAGACTATTATTGTTAAGGCAAATAACCAATTTTCCACGTATTACAACAATAGCAAATTGGGTAGCACTGTAACATGCGATGTATCTTCGTCTTACAGTACCGAGGTTCCCTTGGCAATCGGTGCATCTCGGCAAGCCTCGAACCAAACCTTTATAAATTGGTTTATCGGGAAAATCTACTATGCCGGGTTCGGTTCGCAAGGCTCGTTTGTCCCCGCAAAGGTGAACGACGTTGCCGGGATGTATGACACCTACAATGATACTTTCTATCCGTCGAGTTCATCCACTCCATTTACCGCTGGCCCGGAACTTTAATCTCAAAACGATATGGCAAACAAGACTGTATATCCTTATGGCACGGGCGGAAGTCTCCCGTCAAGCATTGGCATCATCAATGACCTTTCAACGGGCGGTACGACTGATGCTCTCGCCGCCGAGCAAGGCAAGGTTATCGGCGATTATTTATTCGGTAACTATCAAAGTATAGATACATCTGGCATTACTAAATCAGATTTCTCCCTTGGCGCGAATACGACAAGTAGCAACCATTGGACTAATGCTTCTGCAAAGCATTTCGTTATTCCCGTGAACCCCGGAGACCAAATGAAACTGGTAAAAACGGGTGGTACAGGAAGTGGCCCTTACGGTTTTTTATCTGCTGGTTATGTCGTTCCTGCGGCCGCATCAAGCCTCGTCACTTATGCACCATCATGCGAACGACAATTTAATTCCGGTACGATAGAAGTCGTAGTTCCGAATGGCGCGGCGTATCTATGCCTATGCACCGTAGATGGTTCTGGACTAACAACATCGTGGGGAGTGTATCGCATGGTGCGTGGAATTGACAACGATTTCGCATCCGATGGGCAACTCAACGAGATAGGAGAAAAGATTGATGAAATATATGGTGACATTGGGGAGATGTGCGACTATGATAACGATATTTTCGAGTCAACCAATACATCGAAGATAACCGTTACCAAGGTGGAACCAAACTCGTATTTGGTGAAAAATATCTCTAAAACACAGTCTGTTTATACCTTGTACCATCTTCCGCCTCTAACTCCGGAAACAAAATACCGGGTTGAGTTTGACTATGATGCGGTGATTATAGATGCAAACACTTGGTATCTTGGGGTCGAGGGGGCAACTTATTCCGCGACCGCGAGAACCGGGTATAGCATTCCTAACGGGAATGGGCATATCGTATGGAATTTGACCGCGAAATCGGGGGATATGTATTTCCGACTGACATCGAATGGTGTTGGTTCCGGCTCCGTCGTAAAAATCACCAATCTGTCAATTACGGAGTATAAGACGACTATCGGCAATTTAGCGAGGGAGGTGGCGAGTCTCAAAGAGGAGGATAGTGGAAATAATCTAACCGCACTACTTCGTCAAGCAAGATATGTTTCTGCATCTCCGACGACACAACCGCTCACACTTTTGCATTTTTCAGACATTCATGGTGATAACCTTGCCGCAACGAAGATTAAGAAGGTTTTCTCGGATAACTCGTCGATGATTGACGACATGCTCCTTACGGGCGACACGGTGTATTATTACTATAATGATAGTGGGCAAGGTTATCAATGGCATCAAGATACTTTGTCCGATGCGTTGTTCGTACTCGGAAACCACGATGGGGCCGCAAATGACAATTCCCACGGATGGAAGGAAGGTTCCGCGGATTGGGACTTCAAGGGCAAAGAGTGGGACTACGATACCTATTTTGCGAACTATGTAAGTGGTTGGGGCGTAACGCAACCTACTGGTGTCGATGATTCCGAATCCGCCAATTACAAGGCGTGCTTTTGGTATAAGGACTATGCGAGTGCAAAGATTCGTCTTATCGGCCTTGACTGTATGCACTTTAACGATGGGGTTCGTCATGTCACCGACGAGCAAGAGACATGGCTAACCGAGACGCTTGCGGCGGCAAAAGTTCTCGGATATGGCGTTGTTGTGGCTTGTCATTATCCAATGGACGACTACAATGGGGAACTCGACGAAGAATGGGATGAAACGACGCATAAATTCGTTTATAACAACAACTCTAACGGTGGCACTATTGTAGATTCTCATACCGGAGATATGACGACGTTCCAGTCATCGAAGTCGGCCCTTACTTTGGATGCGAAATTCTGTATGCGAGACCGTATAGCGGGTTCTTCGCAAACGGCATATACAAGGGGGCCAAATAATCCTCTTGGCGATATAATCCAGACATGGGTTGATGGTGGCGGACAGTTCATTGTATGGTTGTGCGGACATACCCACCTCGATTATCTTTATTATCCAAAGCGTTTCCCCGGCCTCTTGTGTATGGGTATCAGTCAAGCGGGTAATACGCGGGGAACAAATGTTGCCGACCGTTCCGACTCGTCTGAAATGCACACTTGCGCTAATCTCGTTACGATTGATGTGGAGACTGGTTATCTCAAGGTAATACGAATTGGATTTACTATGGATAAGAGATTCCGTTCCAGCACATTGTTGAGTTATTCCCTTACCGCTAAAAAGGTACAGGCAAACTCTTAAACATCTAATTGACTGACTTAACAACAAAACTAAAAGATATGGACATCAAGACTTTTTGCAAGCGTTTCATGCTTTGGACGGCGGTAGTTGTCGCCGTCGCTATGCTCATCATCGGCCTCCTCTTCGGGAAGGTCGTAGAGGAAAACCTGTTCGCCGAGATTGCGAAGTGGGTGGTTATGTACTTCCCCATCTGCGCCATCTTTGAGACCTTCGCCTATATCCTCGCTCCGCTGGCGTGGCACATCAAGTACGACGACAAGCACGACGAATCGTTAGACTAATGAAGTACAAAATCCACGGCGACCGAATCAAGTTGATTGATTCGTGGTCTGTCCCCAAAGCCAACTTCCAAAAGGAGTTGGACAAGATTCGCAACCTTCATCCTACTTGCAGGATATGGAAGCGAAGCGACCGGAACATCATCCGGGAGATTGCGGCTCACAACCTCGCGTATGCCCTCAAAATCCGCCGTGACAAGACAAAGGATACCGACCTTGATTATGAGCCCAGATGGTATCACAACCTCGCCTATTGGGTGGTGGGAAACATCGCCCTCTTGGTGATTAAATAGAACGAACTATGTCTTTTCTTACGCACGTTTGGCAGAAGGTGGTGGAGATGCTTCACTACCCCGCCGGATGGTTTATCGGGCTATTCCTGTTCATCGCAGATGCGGTGTCTGGCGGACGGCTCATCATCTACCTCGTAGTCATAGCGACGTGCATTGACCTCTGCTGTGGAATCGCCGTCTCCGTCAAGCAAAAGAACTTCGCACGGAGCGAACTGATGCGGCTCACGGTGGAGAAGTTGGTCGTGTACGGAGCGGCCCTGTTGGTGTTCCTTTGCGTTGACAAGGCTATTGAGGCCGAAACGGATTGGGAGTTCGCCCTAACTTCGGGCGTGGTGGGCGTGGTTATCACGATGACCGAGGCGTGGTCTTTCCTTGCGTCCCTGCTCATCCTTTTCCCGAAGAACCCGTTTTTGAGGCTTTTCCAGAAGGCCCTTGTCGGCGAGATCGCCCGGAAACTCCAATGCGACGAGGAGGCGGTGGAGGCCATCTTGAAGGAGGCCCGGAAGAAGAAGGTCAAGCCGATGCGTAACGAGAAGGGCCAATTCGTTTCAAAGAAGAAATAACTATGGCCGATTTCAAGTATTTCACCTTTAAGGAGCTGATAGCATCCGACGTTGCGGCGAAGAAACGCATTGACAACACGCCGAGCTGGACCGTGGTCGCACACTTGGAGGAACTGACCGCAACGATTCTTGAACCTCTCCGTGCAGCCTGGGGTTCTTCAATAATCGTCAATTCCGGGTATCGGTGCGATGCGTTGAACAAGGCGGTAGGCGGTGTCTCCACTTCCGCTCACCGCCTTGGCTATGCCGCAGACCTTTTCCCCGGGAATGGTAAGATTGATGAGTTCGGAAAGTTCGTCAAGGAATGGCTCGTCAAGAACAATATCAAGTTCGACCAGGTTTTATTCGAGGTCAAGGACAAGAAACGCTGGGTGCATATATCGCTCAAATCCTCCACGGGTTCCCAAAGGTGTGAAACGAAAAACTTGGTTGTGAAATGAGCGAGGAAAAGAAAAACTATTGGGTAATCACTTCTACGGAAGCCGCGCTTGGCCCGTATGAGGATTGGGAAACCGCCTATATCGCCGCAACAACTAACATAGGACAGGAAGGATGGACAATCACCACGACATAACGCCGACGGGAGGTCGCCGGACGAGCAACCGTTCTTATGGGGAGGGGACACTTCTTATACGCATACTACTTCTTTCAACACTATTCTGCTTTACTACTCTCATCCTCCCCGGTTGCTCACCCAAGATCATTGAGAGGGTGGTCACGGTAACGGAAACGAAGGACAGCCTCATCGTTCGTGACCGCATCATACACGACACCGTGAGGGTGGAGATTCCCATCATCACCGAAAGGATTGTCACGCCGAAGGATTCATCCCACCTGGAGAATGCCTATGCCGTGTCGGATGCCTATTATAGGGATGGGTTTCTGTACCATTCCCTTTCGACCAAACCGCAGGTGATAGACGTGCCGGTGGACGTCCATGTGAGCGACACGACTACGATTCACGAAACGAGCCAACAGACGACCGACACGCACGTCGAGACGCAGTATGTGGAGAAGAAGCTGTCTTGGTGGCAAAAGTGCCGTATTGGGGCGTTTTGGTGGCTTCTTGGGGGTCTTGTGGCTTGCCTCGTCTGGATATTCCGAAAACCGTTGCTCTCGCTGCTGAAAAAGTTCGTTTAGTCCGCCTTAATCCCGTGCGTCTGCCGGAAGGACAATCTGGACGGAAGCGGATTTTTAATATCAACACCACCCTATTCTTGGGTGGTTTCTTTTATCAAACGATACCTCCATTTGTATCCTCTATATTGAGACCATAGTCCACGACAAGCATGTGATACTGCGGCGGAGTTATAGCCTTGTTCCTTCAACTCCTTTGTGCCTTGGAATACAGCCACAACAACACCGTCTTTTACCTGCTCAATAACTCTATCAAAGATACCTTTGTCTTGCGGCCTATTCCGATGACTTGACCTCATTCTCCTTCTCGCTATCGGGTTGTCCAAATTCGTAGTCCTGTCACACCAACGGAGATTGGAAACGATGTTATTCGTTCCATCACCATCAATGTGGTCGATTTCTTTAAGGTTGTCTGGGTTAGGAATGAATGTCAATGCGATAAGGCGATGCACCCTTACTTTCGTACCTTTCAAACACACATAAGCATAGGCTTTCCCCTTGTTCTTTTGAATCACTATCTTCAAAATCTTTGGTTGTTTTTGGCAGAACGAAACCAATCTACCAAAAGTTGAAGCATAGTAAACACCATCGTAATTTGGGATGGGCTTCCACTCCTCCCCCTCGAGCCGAATAGACTCAATGAAATCTTGCTTTTGCATAATGCCAAGTATTTAAGTGATGCCAAGAAAAAGAATGGGGAAAGAGTCTTGGCTTCTCCTTTCGGTGGGTAGCAACTCCGCACCTATCCCCAATGCAAAGATAATAAAAACCGTCAAAAACACCAAAAATACAAACACGCTTCGTCCCGGATTCACCTACTCGAATGGTATTGTATTCCGCGCCGTTGTATGTATCGGGCCGACCTCATCCGGTGCGGAGTTCCAAAACACGCTCGTCCACGAAATCCACCATCTTGCGGTAGCCATCGCAAGCGGTATCGGCGTTGACCTTGAAAGCGAGACCCCGGCCTATCTTGCCGGAGACACGATGAGGGAGTTCGCCGATGTCGTTTGCCACCTCGGTTGCGACCATTGTCGTGGATAAACAAAAAATCCCCGCCAACCGATTAGGGCTGACGGGGACTTCCTTTTCATCGTTTATAATCCTCAAACCGCTTGCACGATCCGAAGATAAAGCGGTTGTTCACCCACCTTGCGAGGTCGCGGTAAACCCTTGCACAATGCTCCTTGTCGTAAATCATTACATACGGCCAGTAACCCATATCCCGCAAGGTATAGATGCGGTCAAGGTCTTGCTCCAAAGTCGTGGAGAAGTTCACGATGGTATAGACGATGGCGTTGTGAACTTGTTTCTTATGAATGTTCGGGGATGCCACATCCGCAAAGAGTTTCAGCTTCGGCAGAACCTTGTCCTTGTCCTCGTACCGATCCCAAGCGAAATGAATTTCCTTGATTCGCATTTCGGCTATCATCCTCGCCTTTTCTTCGGTCATCAGGCGGATGTCTAACCCCTGGTTGAAGTCCACCTCCGCCCCGGAGTCAATAAGCGATTGTAGGAGAGTTTTCCAGTCCTTGCAGGCAAGTATGTTCGGGTCGCAAAGGACAATCTTCTTCTGCCCGTTCCAGAACTCCGACAAGTCGGCAACTTTCACGGAGCATCTGCCCTCTTTCTTCCCCACAATGCAGAAGTCGCAACCCCGTGGACAACCCCTTGTAAGAAAGCCGTAGGCGGTATCCTTCGTGAGTTCGGGATAGAGTGAGTAGTCTGGATAGATGTGTTCGATCTCCGGCGGTAACGGAATGTCCTTGCTCCTGTCAAAGACCTCCTTCCCGTCAATGAGCGAGATGCAGTAACCGCTCCCGCCCCTTTGGATTTCGTCTGCGTTGATTGGATAGTCGTAGTCCGGGGTGAACGAAAACACCTTGCTCAAATAAACCTTGTCAAATCGCCCCCCATAGCGGATCGTACCACTCCACGGAGTCCCCTTTCGCCTTGTGCCAAGCACTAATCTTCATCAGCACAATGTTCGGGAAACGACCCGTGCCATCAACGTCAACGAGACCTATTCGCATAGCTTCTCAAACTCGTTCAAAATAGCCATCTCGCGCCTGTATGCAAGCGGGACGGATAGCATGTTATCCACTTTCTTGATGTAGTGCGAAATGGTGGAATGGTTCCGGTTCATCGCCTTGCCAATCTCCGAATAGTGATAACCTTCTTTGGCAAGACGATAAGCGACGATGGATCGGATCAGCGGGTTTACAGCCTCCCGTGAATCCGTCATCTTGAATCCGGCTGCCCGTTCTGCGGCGGATATCAGGATAACATACCTGTCGAATGTAGGAGGGGGTACTCCGTTATCCTTGCGAATCCTATTCAACGCCTCCGTAAATCTGGTGGAGGTGTTATACGCCCACTCCGGCCATTCGCTCGGTTCTAACGGGACGGATTGCAAGGTCTGTTCGGTCGTGTACCAAATCTCTTGAACATCCTCCCAGGTCATCTGTTCCAGTATCTCTTTCGTCATTCCCCGCCCTCCCGCATTTTGAGTATATCTTCCCACTCTGCAAGTTTGTTCGCCCACTCATCTAAATGGACGGAATACTTGTCCAATTCTTCCTCGCGTTCGTCAAGTTCTTCCATCTTGGCGATTACCCAGGCGAGGAGGACCAACACTCCGCACACAAGTATAATTAACAATGTCGTCATGGCTATTTTTTCAGATAAAAGGATTCCAACATTTTCTCGTCCACGATTCCCTCACAAGGTTGTTCGCGTATGAACTTGAAGATTGCGTCCGTCACTTCCTGGTCCGCCGACCTATCAGCGTATAAGAGTACGAGCCGTGCAAGTTCATTGGCTTCGTCCTGCCATATTTGCACATTCTTGTAGTTGTGCTTTTCGTCCTCGCGGTAGATGTCTTGCGTGAGTTCTTCTTGAAGGATGCAAGCCGTGTTCACGGCCTTCATAAATCGGTTGAAGATTTGTCGCTTCTCCCGGCGGAAGGTTGCGTTGTCCCTTCTCATTATCCGTTCCGCTTCCCGTATCATCAAGTCCATCGAAAGGCTCATCATGTAGATGGTGTTAATGATGACGGAGAGTTTCTTTTCATCGTTGTTTTGCATTGTTGAATCTCCGTAAAACTTCTTGATATTGCTCATCGGACAGCCTTGTGAAAGTGAAGCACCCTTGCTTGTTGTTCTTCACGGCATAAAGGAAGGTATGCAACAGTTCAAGGTCATCAATGGTCATCGCAAGGTCTTTCTCGGCTTGCTCGTAGCCTTGAATGAATAGTTGTCTTGAGTTCTCGCATATCAATCCCTTTACGCCATTCTCGTAAGGATATAATCTCGATGCTTGTTCTTCTGCCTTGCTAATCCCGCTCGGCTTGTAGTTCTTGTTGGCTGGTGTGTTTCCAAGTTCTGCTTTCATTTCAAGTTCTCCGTTTTGTTTTGCTTTCGCTCATAGCAGAGAGTGCATAATCCGCCCCGTGGTTTCCAATACTTTTCTTCCGCTTCCTCTGCTTCCTTCCGTGTATTGAAAGCGCTCACCATATTGCACCGCTTGTTCTTGCACTTTACAACATAGTAGCGAGTAATTCGTTCTTCTATCATAGTGTTCAATTATTGACGGCTTGGGTCAACAGCAAGTTCTGGATTGGGGTCAATCTGCATCATATCAACAATGCTACAACGAGGTATGCTGATAATGTGACAATATTGTTCTGGTTCAATCCCACGAGTCTGCGCTACCGCTATGTAGGTTTCGTTTTCTTCAACTAACCAACCATAGGTAATGCAGTCTGTGATGCCATGTTCCATGTCTTCTGGATAAGTCCATCTTCCGTTATCGGACATTGAGTCTTTCCACAATACTTTTACTACTTTTTCTGCTTTCATACTATTCAATGAATGACGGTTCATGCCCCTTGCCATCTGTAAAGGATGCGTGTAGGTCTGGATTACCCGTTGTGTCGTTTATGTTCGGTGAGTTAGTATAGGTGATTGTCGGGCCAGCAACCTTCCACGGCTCATAAGGTCTCCACGGGTCGTATGGTGGCGTTGTTGGTTGGGGGATTACAATAGGTTCGATGACCTCGTTGTCTCGTTCTGCCAATAGTTCCGCAAGCCGTTCCTTGGGCAGTCTCATGTAGTCTTCTTTTGTCAGTTTCATATCTCAATCAATTAGGGCCGGATTTAATTTGTCAATCCAGAAACAATACTATCCAAATTCACACCTACATCATAGTAAGTGTCCATATTCCCGTAGGTATCAGCAAGCGCTTCAAGT